TAGATTTTACTAAAGGACCAATGCAAGATGCTAACACAACCACAACAACTTTAAATCCTGGAGCTACAGCAATAGGAACTGGTGTATCATTAGCAGCTTCTGCAGTAGCTGGTATTAATAGTGGTAGTGGTTTTCTTTCTACAGACGTTGGTAGATTTGTTTTTATTCATGGTGGTTATGCAAAGATAACTGGAGTTACTGATACAACTAACGCAACTATTACAATTATTTCCACTTTAAGTGCTTCAACTGCTACAGCAGATTGGAGACTAGGAGCTTTTTCAGATACTACAGGACATCCTTCTTGTGTTACTTTTTTTGAACAACGATTAGTATTTGCAGGTACAACAAACCAACCACAAACAATATTTTTTTCAAAGTCAGGTGATTATGAAAACATGGATGCCAACATTGGTGGTACAGTAGCTGATGACGATGCAATTATTTATACCATAGCTTCTAACCAAGTTAATGCTATTAGGTTTATGACTGCTACAAGAACTTTAATTATTGGTACAGCAGGTGGTGAGTTTACAGTATCAGGAGGTGGTACAGATAGTGCTATCACACCAACAAATATATTAATTAAAAAACAATCTAACCATGGTGCAGCTAATGTAGATTCTATTGCAGTAGGTAACGTAACTTTATTTCTTCAACGAGCTAAAAGAAAAATTAGAGAGTTAGCTTATAACTTTGATGTTGATGGTTACATTGCACCTGATATGACTATTCTTGCAGAGCATATTACTGAAGGTGGACTAACACAATTAGCTTATCAGCAAGAACCTAATCAAATTATTTGGGGAGTTAGAAATGATGGTGAACTTATAGGTTTAACATATCAAAGAGAACAACAAGTTACAGCATGGCATAGACATATTTTTGGTGGTCGATTTGGTAATGCTACAATTACAGTTACTGATTATGCAAACATAGCTGATGGTACAAGAATAGTTTTAACAAAAGCAGATGGAACAACGACAACCTTTACATCCGCTACATCTTCTACGACTGGTAAATTTCATACTACATCTAGTAACAACCAAACAGCAACAAACTTAAAAACATTAATTGATGCTGACTCTGATTTTACAGCAACAGTTAGCAGTAATGTCGTTACAATTACAGAGACATCACCATTGTCTACAGGATTTTTAACTATTACATCTTTAGACGATGATGTTAGATTAGCAAAAACTGACGAAGGTAAAGCAGTATGTGAAAGTGTTTCAGTTATACCAACAGATGATTCTGAATATCAAACGTGGGTTATTGTTAAAAGAACAATCAATGGTGCTACAAGAAGGTTTGTAGAATTTATTAATAACTTTGACTTTACAATAACAGATAATACAACATTTAATTTTTTAGATAGTGCTTTAGCTTATAGCGGTTCAGCTGCTACAACTATTTCAGGTTTAGATCACCTTGAAGGACAAACAGTTTCTATATTAGCAGATGGTGCAACCCATCCTGATAAAACAGTATCAAGTGGTTCAGTTACATTAGATCGTTCAGCAATTAATGTTAAAATAGGTTTAGCTTACAAATCCATATTACAAACGATGAGACTAGATGCTGGTTCACAAAATGGTACATCACAAGGTAAGACAAAAAGAATATTTGAGATTACAATTAGATTATTTGAATCTATTGGTGTTGAGGTTGGAGAATCTTTAAGTAACATGGAAAGAATACCATTTAGAACATCATCTGATCCTATGGATGAAGGTATACCTGTGTTTACTGGGGATAAAGCTGTAGAATTTAGAGGTAATTATGATACTGATGGCTTTATCTTTGTTAGACAAACTCAACCTTTACCTTTAACAATATTATCTTTATACCCAGAGTTACAAACTAATGACTAAAAATTTATTACAAATAGTGCCTTATATCTCAACTCATGGTAAGATTATTCTTGCTAATCAAATGAACCACGTTCTTATGGATAAAGATGCACAATATGA